AGTGCTTCTGGCTGGCCGACGACGAGGCGGTGCCGGGGCATGGGGTGCGCGACGCGTGGGGCGCGGACCGGGCGTGTGGAGCGGTGGTGACGAGCGAAGGGAGCGAGGGGCGATGACGGCGCGAGACGACGGCGAGCGGGTGTCGATGGTGTGCGAGCGGGTGGTGTCAGAGGCAGCGTTCTCCGCGATGCTCCGGGCGATGCGACCCGCGCAGATGCTCTCGGGCGACCTGCGCTCTGTGGACAACGCGCGCGACTCCAGCGGGGGGCTGTGCGAGACGACGGCGACGGAGCGCGCCATCGACCGCGGTGACGGATCTCGAGCGCGCCTGGTGTCGCACCGCATCGACGCTGCGGCCCCGCGGCATCGGCCGGCGCTCCGCTGGCTGATCGACCGCGCCCACGTCGGAGACCTCGCGACGCTCGCGCGGCTCTACGCGGGGCAGCACGGCCCGATGGCCCTCCGCGATGCGCTCGACCGGGCGACGGCGACGCGCACGAAGGCAGCGGCGACCTACCAGCGCGAGGGGCCGTCGCCGGGGTGCGCCATGACGGTCGACGGGATGCGGGCGCGGGAGGCGCTGACCACGGCCACGTCGCGCGAGACTGCGGCCGACGCGGCGCTGTCCGTGTGGGGCGTCGAGGCGCTGGGAGCGGCGTGCGAGGCGTGGCAGGGGGCGGAAGACAGGGCGGCGTGACCACCCCGCGCCTGATGCGCGCTGTCAAACTGCGCACACCCTGCGACACCCACCTGCCAGCGCATGGCCCGATGGATTCGCGCGCCGTCGAATGCACTTGACCGTGGTCGCAGGCCATGCCCGTCTGGGTCTCGCGCGCTCGCCTGAGCTTCGCCGCTCTGAGGGCGGCTCGCCCGGACGCCGCGACCACCCACGCATCCCGGCGCAGTCGCCCTGCCCTTCGCGGGGCAGGTGGAGGGGCAGCACCTCCTCGGGGTCTCCGCTGGTCCCCGTCGCTCGCGACCCGTGGGCGAGGGGCGCGGCGGAATCTTTCGCAGCGCTCTTGACGGGGGACCATTCGGACATCCACCGTCGTTTTCGGTGGCCGAGTTGCGTCCGCTGACGATCGCGCAAGTAGCGCGGCTGCTCGGCTATACGCCTCGCCACGTCACCCGTCTGTACGACCGCTGGGCCGCACGACAGCACGACCCCACCATGCCCCGCGTGACCACCGTACCCGTCGCCATCGGCAGCGGGGCGAAGCGCGCCGCGAAGGCGGTGCTCTGGCCGGTGGCGGCGTGACCATGAGCCGCAAGCCCCACGACACACCTACCGCGCACGCGATGGACTCCGCCGCTGCGGTGTGGCTCCCGCTCTCTGCACTGCGGCCGAATCCGAGAAACCCAAGGCATCACGGAGCGGAAACCCTCCGCCTCGCCCGCACGATCGTCCGCACTACCTGGGGCGCACCGATCATCGCGCAGGCGAGCACGCACCGCATCATCGGCGGCCACGGTCGCCTCGAGGCCGCGCGCCTCATCATGGCGGGCATCGAGGTGGACGGCATCGCTCGCGGCGGCGCGGATCACCGCTTCGACCGCAGCGCCCCCGGCCCCGGGCTGGTGCCTGTGCGCCTCGTGGACGTCAGCGACGCCGAGGCCGACGCGATGACCCTCGCGGACAACGCCGTCGCCCTCCAGGGCCACGACGACGCCGCTGCGGTGGTGGCGATGGCAACGGCCGCGTTCGAGCGCGACGCGCCGACGATGGCCGACATGGGCTACGCGGCGGCGGACCTCGACGCGCTGGTCAGGCGCGCAGGCAACGCCGTCCTCGCGGCAGCGCCTCCCCCTCCGCCCGCGTTCGAGCACGCGCCCTCCGACGACGTCGAGCGCCACGAGGTCATTGGTGACCCACCGGCGTACCGCGGCGACCCCGACGGGAGGGAGTATGACGAGAGCGTCGAGGACGAGGTTGACTGCCTCTCCTGCCCCCACTGCGGCGGCAAGGTGCCCCGTGGCTGACGGCGCCCCGCGCCTCCGGCGCATCACCGACTACCCCGCGCTGCTCTCCGAAGCGTGGGCGCAGCATCTCGCGCCGCGCACGGTCGATGCGCCTACGGTCATCAGCACCTTTGCCGGCTGCGGAGGCTCGTCGCTCGGGTACAGCATGGCGGGCTTCCGCGAGGCGCTGGCCGTCGAGTGGGAGCAGAACGCCGCCGACACCTTCCGGCTCAACTTCCCGCACGTCCCGCTCTACCACGGCGACATCGCGAAACTCTCCGTTGAGGAGTGCCTTCGACTCGCGGGCCTCGCGCCGGGCGAACTCGACGTGTTCGACGGCTCCCCGCCCTGCCAGGGGTTCTCGACCTCGGGCAAGCGCGAGATGGGGGACCAGCGCAACCAACTGTTCCGAGAGTTCGTCCGGCTGCTCTCGGGTCTACGCCCGCGAGCCTTCGTGATGGAGAACGTGAGCGGCATGGTGAAGGGCGACTTCAAGGTCATCTTCGCCGAGATCCTCCGCACGCTGAAAGCCTGCGGCTACCGCGTCAAGGTGCGGCTCCTCAACGCGATGTTCTACGGCGTACCGCAGTCGCGCGAGCGAATGATCTTCGTCGGCGTGCGCGATGACCTCGGCGTAGAGCCGTCGCACCCCGCCGGTTGGTGTGAGCCTATCTCTCTGCTCTCGGGGCTCTCGGGGCTCTCGATGGTTCGCGAGGGCTTCGGCCCCTCGAAACTCGATCGCGTTCGCAACGAAGAGTTCGCGAACAAGTGGCGATCGGCGGCGCTGCCGTGCTGCACCATCGTGAAGAGCCGCCCGCCGATTCTCGGCTTCGCGGAGGGACCGCAACGCGAGATGGCCCCTCATGAGTGCCAGCGCATCGGATCGTTTCCGGATCCGTTCAAGTTCATCGGTGGCCCGTCAAAGGCGGTCGAGCGCATCGGCAACAGCGTCCCGCCGCTGCTCATGCGCTCCATCGCGCGCCACGTCCGCACGCTGATCGCACGCTGATGGCCCTCTCCCTCACCCCCGAGCTCGCGGCCACGATCCGCGGCGCTCGCCTCGTGGGCACCCCGCTCCGCGCCTGCGCGAAGGCTGCGGGCGTCCCGTGGGATACGATGATCGGCTGGCTTCGCGTCGGCCGCGCGTACAACGCCGCCGCGCCCTCCGAGCGCAACTCGCGCCACGTCGCGCAAGCCGCGTTCGCCGCGGAGCTCGACCGCGCCGGGGCGCAGTGCGAGAGCGCGCTTCACGCCCGCGTGATGAAGGCCACCGAGGACGACGGACGCTTGGCGCTCGACGTGCTGCGGTGGAACGAGGAGCGCGGCACGCGGCAGCTCAAGCGGCAGCTCGTCGCGGCGCAGGTCGAGGTCGAGCGCCTCCGCGCTGCTGGTGAGCTGGTGAATCGCACCGACCTGACCAGCAATGGCGGCGCGCTGACGATCTTCGCCCCCGCCGAACACGAGCCGTGAACGCCCCCGCCGCGGTCCCCACGCGCTCCGGCCCGGGCGTGTGGTGCCCGCTGCCGATGCAGCGCGACGCCCTCGCGTGCGGGGCCTATGAGCTCTTCCTCGGCGGCGCCGCTGGCCCCGGGAAGAGCGAATACCTCGTCGTCGCACCGCTGCGGTGGGTGGGCCATCCGACCTTCCGCGCGGTGCTCTTCCGCAACACCTTCCCTGAGCTCCAGCGGACGCTGATCGAGAAGTCCCGGCGCATCTACCCGAGCGCCGGTGGCGTCTACAACGAGGCGCGGCATCTGTGGACCTTCCCCAGCGGCGCGCAGATCGAGTTCGCGTACCTGGAGAGCGACCGCGATGTGCACCGCTACCAGGGTGCCGAAGTGCAGTTCTTGGGGTTCGACGAGCTGCCCCACTTCACGGAGTACGCGTACCGCTACATGCAGTCGCGGCTTCGGTCCGCGGCGGGCATCCCCATTCGCCTCCGCGCGACGGGCAACCCCGATGGCCCGCACCTCGAGTGGGTGCGCGCTCGGTTCGCGGCATGGATCGACGGCGACGTGCCCGCGGGCGAGTCGCGCTGGTACAGCCCCGACGGCGTGATCGTCCCGAAGGGGACGGAGCACGCGCTCTCTCGCTGCTACATCCCCGGGCGGTTGCGGGATAACCCGTACCTCCCGCCGGAGTACGTCGCGCAGTTGATGGCGCTCGACCCGGTGACCCGGGCGAAGCTCCTCGACGGCGATTGGGACGCCTGCGTCGGCGAAGGAAAGCTCTTCCACCGCGATTGGTGGCAGTACCTCGACGCCGCCCCGCCCGTCGCCCGCAAGGTGCGTGCGTGGGATCTCGGCGCCGGCGGCGACCCTACCGAGGGCGTGCTGATCGGCGACCGCGGCCCCGCCTCGACGCCGCGCTACGTCGTGCTCGACTGCATCACGCACGTCGGGCCGCCTCACGAAGTCCACGCGCTGATCGCTCGCACCTCCGAGGCCGATGGCCCTGACGTGATGGTGCGCCTCCCGCAAGACCCCGGGCAGGCTGGGAAGGACCAGGCGCTCACCTACGCTCGGGAACTCACCGGCTACACCGTCCGCACGAAGCCCGTCACCGGCGACAAGGTGGTGCGCGCGGGGCCGTTCTCCTCGCAGGTCGGCGCCCGCAACGTCGCGATCGTCCGCGCCCCGTGGACCCCCGGATACGTGGCGCAGTTGCACGCCTTCCCCGACACCCCGCGCGACGACAAGGTGGACGCCTCGAGCGACGCCTTCTCTGAGCTCGCCTCCCGCAGCGACGGCGCCCCGGCCCGTCCCATGATCCGCTCCCATCGCCCCTCCTGGGGCTTCTGACCTCCCTCCCGATGCCCGCCGACACCACCCGCCGCGTCACCAGCGCCTCGCCGCAGGACCGCTATCAGCGGCGCCTTGGCGCAGGCCTCACGCCGCAGTCCATCACGGCGGTGCAGCGCGAGGCCGACACCGGCCGCATGGCGTCGTGGGCCGACCTCCTCGACGAGGTGCGCCAGGGTGACCCGCACCTCCACGGCGACCTTGCGAAGCGCGAGCAGGCGGTCAGCGGCGCGGAGTACGAACTCCGCCTCCCTGCGACCGCGTCGAAGCGCGACGGGGCGAAGGCCCTGCGGCTCTGCCAGGACGCGCTCGACGCCGTCGAGGTGCCCGCGGGCTCGCTGGGCCTCTCCTTCCGCGGCGCGTTGCAGCAGCTCGCGAGCGCCACCTACCACGGCCGCGCCGGCGTCGAGGCGGTGTATGCCCGCGAGGGCCGCTACCTCTACCCGCGGCACCTCTACCCGATCCACGCGCGACGGCTCGCGTGGAGCAATGAGCGCGACTGGCGCCTCTACCTCTACGACGCGCAGAGCGGGGACACCCGCTTCGCGTCCTTCCCCGGCATCCCCTGCGACGACCCGGCGGCCTTCCCTCGCGGGAAGCTGATCCTGCACACCCCGCGCGCCTTCGGCACCTACCCGACGCGCGAGGGGCTTGGGCGCGCGATCGTCTGGTACAGCGCCTTCAAGCGATGGTCGGTTCGCGACTGGATCGCTTTCGCGGAGTGGTCGGGCCGCGGGCTTCGCGTCGGGAAGTACGCCACCGGGCGCGACCCGTCGAAGGACGCCCGGGCGAACGACGAGGACGTCGAGATCCTCGCCGCCGCGCTCGATGCGATGTCGTCGACCGTCACGACGGTGATCCCCGACACGACAGACCTGAGCGTCATCGCAGCCCCCGACAGCGGCGTGCACGCGGAGCTGGTGAAGCTCTGCAATGGGGAGATGTCCAAGGTCATCCTCGGCGGCACGCTCACCAGCGACCCCGGCGACAAGGGCGCCCGCTCGCTCGGCGAGGTGCACCTGCGCGCGATGTTCCAGATACTCCGCAGCGATGCGGAGGGCCTCGCCGACGTCATCCGCCGCGACCTGCTGACGCCGCTGGTGAGGATGAACCTCGGCGACCGCGCGCCGGTCCCCTTCCTCGCGCTGAACGTCGAGCCCCCCGAGGACGCGCTGGCTCGTGCGGAGCGGCTGGACCTCTACATGAAGCACGGCCTCACCGTCTCCGCGAAGTGGCTGCGGGACGTCGAGAGCATCCCTGACCCGACGGACGGCGAAGAGGTCGTGGGCGGCAAGCCCTCGGCTCCGCCGAAGCCCATCGACCCCGCTGCGCCGAAGCCAGCCGCACCGGCTGACGAAGCCGCCTGAGAGAACCCATGGCTACACGATTCACAGGAGAGGCGCGCAGCGGCGCGATCGTCGCGCTCGCCCTCGACTCGTCCGCGTGGTGGGTACTCGCGTATGAGACAGAGCTTCGCGGGCGCGATGCCTCTCTGACGCGGGCTCACTTTAACGAGATCATCCAGAACTTCCGACGCATCGGGCGTTCGGTGCCTGTTGCGCTCTACCACGCCGATCGCGACCCCACCGCGCACCCCGAGAGCCGCAAGGCCCACGCATGGCTGGATGACCTCCGCATCGGGTCGATGATGCTCGACGGCAGGAAGGTCGCGACCCTCGAAGGGAAGCGCCGATGGGTCATCGACACCACGCGAGCGGACGTCGCGTGCGGCGCCATCGTCGGCGGCTCCATCACCGTCTTCTTCAACTGTGAGGATGACGTCACCGGCGAGAACATTGGGACGCTGCTCTATTCGTTCAGCCTCACCAACAACCCCGCGCTGACTGGCCTGCCAGCCCTTGCGGCAAGCGCATTCGACGTCGCCAACAACCCCGCGCTGGTCGACCTCCCACGCATCGCCGCGAGCCGCACCCTGGCTGCGGGCGCCTGGTACGGCGACCTCGACGACCGTGACGACGTGGTGGAGATGCTCCGCTGCATCTTCGGCCTCCCGGCGCTCGCTGACGAGGCTGCTATCGCCGCCGAGCTCGCGAAGCTGGCCGCGCTCCTTGCCGCGCCCGCCGACGCCAGCGGCATCGACGCTGACGACATCATCGCTTCGCTCCGCAGCGCGATGCGTCTTCCCGCGCTCACCAGCGCAGCCGACGTGCTCGCGGCCATCCGCGCCGCGCTCGCACCCACCCCTTCGGCCCCGGGCGAGATGCCCGAAGGCCACAACGATTCGGCCGATTCCCGGTCGATGTCCCGCGGCTCGAGGGCCGCAAAGGAAACCCGCATGAGCACCACCATGATGGCCCTCGCGGCTCGGCTCGGCTTCGCCGCTCCGACCGAAGAGGCCGCCGCGCAGCACGTCGCCGCGCGTGCCGAAGAGTCCACGGAGGTCCGGCGCTCGCTGGGTCTGCCGCTCGCGTCCGACGCGCAGGCCGTCGCCGCGAAGATCACCGCGCTGCACAGCGACGCCGCCAAGGTGGCCGTCCTCTCGGCCGAGAACGAGGCGCTCAAGAGCGTCGAGACGGAGCGCCACAACCGCGAGGTCGTGGAGCACGTCGAGGCACTGTGCAGCGACCCGGTGATGGCCAAGAGCCGCGCCGCGCTGGAGAGCTTCGCCCGCAACGACTTCGCGGCCTTCTCGAAGGCCTACCCGAAGCCCGCGGTGACCGCCGCCTCGCTCGCGCTCACCTCGCGCGTGACCGGCCTCGGCGGCGAGCGCACCCCGGCCCCCGTCGGCGGTGAGCCCGCGAGCCACAGCGACCGCGCCAACGCGCTGGCGCTCGAGATCCAGGCCAAGACCCCGAGCCTGAGCTTCCGCAAGGCGCTCGAGCGGGCCTCCGCGCAGATCATGGCGGGGGTGCAGTCATGAGCACCGCCATGCGTCAGCCGGGCCTCATCACCCAGCGCACCGCCGAGGCCACCATCGCCGACGGCGTGGTCTGCATCGTCGGGACCGCCGACTACTCCGCCACCGTGTGCAGCACGGACCCGGTCGCCGGCATCCTCGGCATCGCCAAGGTCGACGGCGCGCAGACCGTCGCCTCGGGTGCCACGGTCGACATCGTCACCAGCGGCGTCTACCCGGGCATCGCCATGGCGAGCATCACCCAGGGGCAGGCCCTCACCGTGGGTGACACCTCGGGCGGCCTCAAGCCCGCCGCGCCCGCTGGCGGCGCCAACGCCATGGTCGTCGGCATCGCGCAGAATGACGCCTCGAGCGGCGAGCGCGTGGCCGTCCAGATCCACATCTACCTCATGCAGGGAGCGTGAACGTGAACTCCGAAGACATCCTCGAGCTGGCGCAGCGGTCGCGCGCCCTCAAGCTCTCGCAGACCGAGGCCCGCCGCGTGGAGCTCGGGCTCGGCATCGGTGCCGTCCACCGCGACGCCGCGCTGACCAACATCGCCGTCATGTACGAGAACCGCGAGTTCATCGCGGACAAGGTCATGCCTGTGATCTCGGTCGCCAAGAAGAGCGACGAGTACTTCAAGTTCGCGGCCGACACGATGATGAAGAACGCGGCCGTCGACCTCGTCGGCGCCGAGTCGCTTCCGGGTCGCCCGTCGATCGCGCTCGACAGCGTCGGCACCTACTCCTGCCGCGACCGCGCGCTGATGGACTTCATCAGCATCGACGAGGAGCTGAACGCCGACGTGCCGCTCTCGCCGCGCATGGACGTGACCGAGATCCTGACCAACTACCTGCACCTCGCTCGCGAGATCCGGGTGGCCGCCAAGGTGTTCGGCTCGGGCAACTACGGCTCCAACACCGCCGCCCTCGCGGGCGCGGACCGCTGGGACGTGACGACCTCCGACCCCGTCGCCAAGATCAACACCGCGCTCCGCGCTCCCGTGGGCGCCCGCCCCGACACCATGGTCATCGGCGAGGAAGCCTGGGACGCGCTCCGCGTGCACCCCAAGATCATCCAGTACGTGCTCTCGCGCGCCTCCAGCGCGTCGGGCGCCACGCCGCTCATGGTCGACCCGTCCACCGTCGCCGCGATGTTCCGCCTCCGCGAGGTCATCGTGGGCGAGGCCATCTACAACACCTCCGCCGAGGGCGCCGCCGCCTCGTACAGCCGCGTGTGGGGCAAGTCCTGCGCGCTCATCAAGGTCGAGTCCGCGCCCTCCAAGCGCCGCACCCGCACCTTCGGCTACAGCTTCCGCTTCGGCCAGATGGAGACCTACTCCATCTTCGCCGAGCTCCCCGGCCGCGCCGGCGGGACGTACATCAAGGTCAGCCACTCCGACGACGACGCCATCATCGGCGGCGACAAGGTCGGCTACCTGTACACCACGGTGGTGAGCTGATGGCCCGCCACGACCGGCGCCCGGGCTTCCGGCCGGAGGCCTCGCAGCCCCCGCAGCCGCCCCCGGTGCCCGTCGTGGCGTCTCCGTCCGCCGCTGCCCCTCTCCCGCCCCCTGCGCCGCCCGTGGAGCCCCCTGCGGCCCCACCGGCGGCGCCCCTCCGACTCGTCGCCCTCACCTCCATCCATGGGGGGCGCATCTACGCCCCCGGCGACGAGATCCCCGCCTCCATCGCAGCGCAGCTCTCCGAGGGAGAGCACTGGCACCGGGCACCATGAGCGAGCAGACCGCCATCGCCGTTGTGGCCGACGTGACCGCGCGCCTCTCGACGCAGGCCTACAACCGTCTGTACGCGAAGAACGGCGGCGGAGCGCCCGCGGATACCACCTTCCTCACGCTCTGCCTGGCTGAGGCCAACAGCTACTTCCGCGCGATGACCCGCGCGGCCTTCCCTGACGGCGTCTACACGACGACGGACACGCTCGACCCGGCCATCGTCGGCTGCGTGGTCGACCTCTGCAACGACGTCGCCGCCTCGCGGCATTCGTCCTACGACGCCGAGAACGGGTACGCGATCAAGGGCGCGCAGGCCCGCGCGTTCATCAAGCAGCTGAACCGCGACGCAGACGCGCGAGCCCCTGGGAGCGCCGCCGTGCGCCCCGTCCCGCGCGCTGTGAATAACAACCTCACCGACTCCAGCGGCGCGTACACGAACCCCTACGGCCGCGCCGCGGGTCGTCGCGACGCCTCCGACTTCTGATGCGCTTCGTGGGCGTCGACGCGTGGCTCTCCGACCTGGAGGGCGCGCTGACCGAAGAGCTTGCGGCGGGCATGGAGCGCGCGGGTGAGATGGTCGCCGCCGAGGCGCGCAGCACCCACGACTACGAGAACCGCACCGGGCTCTTGGAAGAGCGGACGATGGTCGGCGGTCCTGTCACCACGACCACGAACCACGTCGCCGTCCTCATCGTCGCAGACACCCGCTACGCCTCGTTCATCGAGGACGGCACCTCGCGCATCCGTCCCCGCCGCTTCCTCGCGAAAGCCGCGGAGCGCCGCGCCTCCGGCATCGACGCCGAGATGGCCGTCGCACTCCACCGTGCAGGCGAGCGCGCCTCCCGCTGACCCATGACCGCCACGCTCTCGACCATCGACACGGCGCTCTTCGCAGCGCTCGCGGCTGGGCAGCACACGGGCACGCCGTCCGCGTCGCTCCCCTTCGCCCTCGTCGGCCGCTACGCGGGCGAGGTGAACGAGCAGGGCATCATCGACGCCTGCGCGCAGTACCCCAGCGCCTTCCTCCGCTACGACGGCGGCGCCTCGACGCGCACGGTGGATGCGGTTGAGGGCGTCGAAGACGCGGGGCTGGAATCGTGGACGGTGCTCGTGTGCTTGGAAGAGCCGCGTGCTGTTGACGAAGCTGCGCAGGGCTCCTCGCCGCTCACTCCCGGCTTCCTCCCGCTGATCGAGCGCGTGATCGAGCTCTGCAACGGGCTGGTCTTCGACGGCGCCTTTCGCGACCGCCGCGTCCGCGTCGCCGACTACGGCCGCCCGGTGCTCATCAAGCGCGGCTCGCTCTACGTCTACAGCGTCCGCTTTGAAGCGCGTCGCCCGCTCCCCGCGCTCGCGCTGACCACCGCGCAGGCGGGCAACGGACAGGCCCTCACTGCCATCGCGGGCGACGTGAACCTCACCGGCACCGAGGACACGGCCCCGTCGCCGTTCGTCCAGCTCCTCGAAACGTACTGACCCCCACCGCACAGGACACCCCATGAGAAACACCCTCCACATCCGGGCGGTGGGCGACCTCCTCGCGCCCTACCTCGACGACGCCGGCCGATCCATCCCCGGTCGCTACGCCGGCCGCCATCGCAAGACCCGCGAGGCGCTCCCCGAGGGGGAGACGGTCATCGACCACCCCGACTACCAGCGCGCCATCCGCCGCGGTGAGCTCGCGCTCGTCGCCCCGAAGCCCATCGCGCCCGCCCCCGTGCCCGCCGCCAAGGAGATCAGCAAGTGACCACCGGACTCTCCGCCTCGCGCAAGACGCCGGGCATCTACCTCGCAGTGATCCTCGGCGGAGCGGGCACCTCGTCGGGCGACGCCCCGAAGACCATCCTGCTGCAAGGCAACTTCCTCGCGACCGCCATCACCGCCGCCTCCCCGGCGCTCTCCGTTGCCGCGGGCACCATGGCCGCCGCGACCCCGACGTTCTGCGCCAGCGCCGACGACGCGGGCACCTACGCGGGCCGCGGCTCGGAGCTGCACGCGATGGCGCAGGCCGTGTTCGCGCAGTACCCCGACGCCACGGTCTACATCGAGGGCGTGGCCGACGGTGGCGGGACCGCCGCGTCGCTGGTCAACACCTTCGCGACGAACGCCAGCGCCGCATTCACCATCCGCATCTACGCCTGCGGGAAGGTCATCGACGTGCCGGTGGCCTCGGGCGACACGCCGACCGTGATCGCGACGGCCTGCGCCGAGGCGATCAACGACGAGGACACGCTCCCGTTCACCGCGCAGTTCCTGGTGGGCGCGCTCACCCTCACGGCCAAGCACACCGGGCCTCGCGGCAACGCGCTCGTGTGCGCGTTCTCGTTCATCTCCGCCGCGGGCCTGGAGACGGCCATCACCACGTCGTCGACGTCCTCGGGCGCGGGCACGACGGGCATTCTCTCCGGCGGGACGCAGGTGTCGGGCGAGTACTGCTTCTCCCTCGGCGCGACGCAGGACTCGTGGACCGCCGCCATCGCCGCCATCGCGAGCACGAAGTACGACCGGATCATCGCGTCGTGCATCGACTCGACCAACATCGACCTGCTGACCGCGCACCTCGACAGTCTCGCGCTGGTGACCTCACAGAAGCGGATGCAGGGCATCGTGGCGACGGTCGCGGCCTACGCCACCGCCGTCACGCTCGCGACCGGCCGCAACAAGTCGCGGCTCCAGATCGTGTGGCACTACAACAGCCGCATCCCGCCGTGGGTGGTCGCCGCGCAGGTCGGCGCCGCTCGCCTCACCGGGGACAGCGCCGCGGGGGGTCGCCTCGTCGGAGAGGCCACGGACCCCGCGGCCAACCTCGACGGGCTCGAGCTCGTCAGCGTCACTGCGCAGAGCACCGTGGCCGACCAGCCGACCGCCACGGAGATCGAGGGCGCGCTGAACAACGGCCTCACGCCGCTGGTCCCGAGCGTCAACCGCCCGGGCTTCGTCACCGTCGCGCGCTCCATCACCACGCGCTCGCTCGCCTCGGGCGTGCCGAACTACGCGGTGATCGACACGTCGAACGTGACCATCTGCGACTACGTGGCCGACGACCTCAACAGCTTCCTCGCGTCCACCTACGCGGGCTTCAAGCTGACCTCCAACAGCAGCGACGGCCTTCCGCCGCGCGCTCCGAACGTCACCACGCCGAACCTCATCCGCGCCGTGATCGCACAGCGCCTCGCGGAGCACGAAGAGGCCGCGATCATCAAGGACACCGCGGCGAACCTCTCGCTCCTCACGGTCACCGCGTCGGCGACGCCCGGCCGCGTCGACTGCGAGATCCCCTGCGAGCCGATGCCCGGCCTGCACGTCCTCGGCGGGGACATCCGCCAGCTCTCCTGACCTGACCCGCACAAGGAACAGCAGCCATGCCCCTCTACTCCGCCCCGGGCTTCATCGACTACTCGGGCGTCCCCGCGCTCCAGCCGAACTCCGTCGACTTCAACATCGAGACCGACAACAAGGACGTGCACACGCTCCTCCTCGGCCGCGCGGGTCACTCCGCCGGGTCGAAGAGCGTCAAGGCGTCCGTCAACAGCGCGATCCCCGCCGCGGGCCTGGAGATCGATTGGGTGGGCATCGGCAACGCGCAGGCGGAGATCAGCCTCGGGTTCCACCTCGCGGGCAAGGTCTACAACTGCCGCGGCGACGTGCGCTCCGTGAAGCTCGGTACCTCGGTCGACAAGGCCAATGAGGTGTCGTTCGAGTTCTCCGGCCGCATCGTGAACATCGTCTGATGGCCATCGACCCCAGCGACCCGTTCGTGCGGGACACCCGGCCCTCGCTCGCGAAAGCGCTCGGGGACAAGGGCGTCGCGGTCAAGATCGTCGACCTCTTCGACGGCACTGACGCGCGACTCGACGGCATCCCGCTCGCGCTGCGGGCGGTGCCGAACGAAGCGCGAGTGAAGGCCGTTGCGGCGGCGGTGAAGTTCCTTACCGAGAAGTGTGGGCTCACCGAGTCGTACCTCTACGACACCGCGACCGGCGGCGCCGAGCTCGACCTGGAGACCAAGGTGCAACTCCTTGCGGTCGCGCTCTGCGAGCCAGCACCGCCGCACGCGCCAGTGGTCGAGAGCGCCGATGGTCTGCGCGCACTGCTCGAAGCCGACGAGGTGGTGCAGATCTTCGAGAGTTACGCCGACTTCGTGGCCGAACGCTCGCCGCTCTCCCGCGCCAAGAGCGCGGAGGAAGTCGAGGCGGTCCTGTCCGCGCTGGGAAAAGGGACGCTCCCGGCTTCGCGGCTCACGTCCTTCGATTCCGTTACGCTGCGGCGTGCCCTGCACTCCTTGGCTGTGCGGCACGAGAGGCTGATGAGCTCCAACTCCTCGGACTCGTCGCCCTCGAACTAGCCGCCGCAGACCGCGGCCTAATGAGCCTCTTCGGGCTCGACCCGCGTCCGATCGCTGATCGCTGACCATGCCGCGCGCCACCCTCATCATCGACGTCGACACGTCCGCGGTCCGCCGCGCGATGGGCGAGGTGCAGAGCCTCACCCGTCGCGCGCAGGCCGCGATGACTGCCGACGCCACCCGCGGAACCTCCGAGCGAACGCGCGCCGTGCGTCGCGGTGCCACCGCGGAGACCGCAGCCGCGCGCCAGGTGCAGCGCGACCGGCGCGCGGCCGAGAACGCCGCTACCGCCGTCGTGCGGGCGACGTCCGCCGAGCGCATCGCCACCGCGGGCCGTGAGTCGCGCGAGCGCACGGCCCTCGCTCTCGCCGCCGTGCGTGCGGCCACCACGATGGAGGTCGAGCGGACCCGCGCCCACACGCGCGAGGAGATCGCGCGCACGAACGCCACCCGGCGCGAAGAGCAGCGACGCACCGAGGCCGTCCGCTACGGCCGTCGCGAGCAGCAGAGCCGCATGGCAGGGCTCGCACGCGCAGGCGTCGCGACCGTCTACCGCACTGGTGTCCAGGAGCACGGCCAGATCCAGGACGCGCGTCAGCGCTCTGCGTCCACCGACGCGGCTCTTGCGGGCGCTGTAGGTCTCGCTGGCGGTGACGCCAACGAGGCCGCGGCCCGCGCGCGTCAGCTCCACGCATTCGCCGAGGCCAATCGGCTCCCATCGGCGGGCATCGCTGAGGCTGCCGCCGCGGGGCAGGCGGAGTTCAACGTGCTCGGCCAGCGCGGGCAGTCCGTGCAGCAGCGTGACGCGCAGTTCCGCGCCTTCCTCGCCGACTACGCCGAGGGCGCGAACACCTTCGCGGACCCGTCGCAGCACGTCCGCCTGTCGGGGATGCTGCGGTCGGGCGGCTTCGATGAGTCGACGCGTCAGTCGGCGCTGTCCGTGATCGGCGCCGCGACACAGGCGGGCTCCGTCGAGGAGGGCGACCTGATCCGCGGCGGCATGAGCGCGATGATCGCCCGGATGCGCGGCGCTCGTCAGCAGGGCGGCGAGACGATGCAGCAGGCGCAACTGCGCGAGCTCACCGAGGCCGTCACCGAGATGGAGGTCGCCAAGTCGTCGGGGCTCTCGGCGCGCATGAGCGGCAACATCCTCCGCAACGTCGGCCAGCGCCTCCGCGGCACCGTCGCACAGGACAAGCTCCTCACCAACGTCTCGCAGGCAACGCAGACCGCT